ATGCCATTAGCACCTGAACCTCGTACACTATTTTTACATTGGTTACAAGATTTTGCTTGAGCAATAGGCACATCCTTGTCTGCTACTTGAGAATCATTAGACCAGCACACAGGACTTGAAATTTTACCCTCCTGATATACTTTATCATAATAAGTTCTAGACGGCGTGTGAGCCATTTTTATTATTACAACATTCAAATGCTGGTCAGGAGCTACGGCTACCTCTTCACTTCCTAACATCTTTCTAAATTTGTTTCCATTCAAAGAGATGCGATGAAGAGGTTTATTTAACTCCCCTGATACCGCTAAAGTATCTGAATCTAAAGGCGATTGACTGTCTTCGATTATATCTTTAAGTTCGTCAGTCATGTCCGCCCTTAATCTTTAGTAGACCATTTATCAATAATTCCTGATATATCGTCAGACTTATCCACACTCTCAGTAGGGTCTTTCCTTACTACAGGTTCTTCTACTTTAGGTGCTTCTGGTGATGCTACAACTTCTTCAAAAGTTTCAGGAGTTTCTTGTACAAAACCACCATCTTCTTCTTCAAAACCAAATCGTCCTGCACCTTGAGAACCTTCTACATACTGAATTACTTGAACAGCTCTAAGTCTAAGAGCTACACCTGCACCTACCATACTTGTAAAATACGGTGCAACATAACCATTAACTTTAACTTCAGAGCCTCCCCATATATTACTATCTTTCATTACTGTACCTTTTGAATCAAAGATAGCTGGAGGATAAGCCGCTTTAGATTTAAACTTAAGAATAACATTACCTGTAGGTTTTCCATCATCATCTAACTCGTCCATGTAAGGAGGGTTAGAAGTTTTAACTTCTTTACCTTTGTTTTTCTTAGTTTCTTCTTTAACGTTTTCAGCAAATATACCATTAATTTTTTCAACTAGTGGTGTTGCTTCTTCTTTAGTAAGTATTACATTTACTTTGTACTCACCCTCTTCTGAAAATTTAGTGTCGGGTTTAGATAACCAAGGGTATTGTGCAATACCTTTTGGTGTAGTGATTGTGTTATCTGTTGTTGCCATGTTTGTATCTCCTTAAGTTATTTACTTGGTTTGCGAACTACAATTTGAAACTCTCTCATGGTACTAATACCAGGAGGTAATCCCTCATCGGTTCGGTTGCTTAAAAATTCCTTGAAATTAGTCTGATGTATGCGTTGTTGTAATAATTCAATTGCGTCATTGTTCATAACGTAGTCCTTAAAATTATCCCAATCGCCACATACAAAATTCTCTTTCATGGTTTTTATGATTGTTCCGCTGGTAGTTTTTATACTATCAGCTTCTATTTCGTTACACGAGTTCAGCATAACTTGTTCCAACTGTGCAAGCTCGCCTTTTAAATCTTTATCTTTGGCATCGAACTCTCTTGCATTAGCGTCACGTTTATTACGAATTGCAATATACGCTTTGACTAATTCTTCTAATTTAACTGACATTTTCTAACTCCTCTCTATATAAATCAACTAATTTTATGTGGGAATCCACCTTACCTTGAAGCATTCTATACATTCTTTTTTCTACATCTGACCCTTGTAAATGAACAACTGTCATTTTATTAACCTGTCCTACTCTATCCATACGAGCAATACATTGTAAATATACCTCCACACTCATAACAGGAGACCAAAATAAAACTACATTAGCTCTAGTTAGAGTTACTCCATGTGATGCAGACTGAGGTTGAACAACTAAAACTCTAGGGTTGTCCTCTGTTTGGAATCTATTAATAAGTGAAGCTCTTTCAGTGGCTTTAACATCTCCATGAATGAGCTCATTACTTATATTGTTCTTTGTTAAATGGTCAGCTACTAAAGTAATAGTATGTCTATATGGCACAAACACTAATACTTTATGCTCTGTTTCTTCTACTGCTTCCATTAATGCATTTAATCGTGGCTTAATATCAAACTCAATTACTTCTTTTGTGTCTGTATAAACTGCTCCACCTGATATTTGTAATAGTTTATTAAGTCCAGCCGCCGCATTGACAGCGGTTACTGATTCTCCGCCTGTTTCAATAAGCATTTGATTTTTTAATTCTTTATAATACGAAAGTGCTTGAGTAGTTAAAGGTATTTCTCTTGTTTGATACATAACATCAGGCAAATCTAAACACTGAGCCTTAGCAAATCTAATTGCTGGTTGTAAAGCGTCGAACACTTTATGTTTAGAATCAGGTCTAGGTAGCCATTTAAATCTAGATATTTGGTGCATAACTTTATCTCGCCATGCGTTTGTAAATTTAGGAACTCGTTCAGGTGCTACTAATTTTGCTATACCATATGCATCCATAGGAGATTGAGAAGCTGGTGTACCTGTAAGCATCCATAATCTTGTATCAAGAGTAAGAATTTTAGATATAGTTTTCCATCTTGAAGTGCTAGTAGACTTGTAAGCATTAGCTTCATCAATTACTATTAAATCAAATCCTCCCTTTTTAATAGCTTCTTTTACAATATTAACACCATCATAATTAATAATAACAAACTCATATGAGCCTTCAATAATAGTTTTTCTTTTGTCTGCGGAGCCATGACATACAGCAGATGTCCGATGCATACAAGTATTAAATATATCGTTTTGCCAAGCTGAATACATAATAGATAATGGACAGATAACTAATACTCGCTTAACAAGACCGAGGTTCATTAGATAATCTGCTGACCATAATACAGAGGAAGTTTTCCCTGTGCCTGCTTCATTAAAACAAAATGCTTTAGGATTAATACTTAAAAATTCAGAGGTAACTCGTTGATGGTCAAAAGGTTTATACAGACCAGGCCAATCATATTCTTTTACTATAGGGGAGGGTAAAGCAGTTTTAAATCTAACGGCTCTATTGAGGTAGGTCATTTCTTCAACACCCCAATTAACTAAAACATCTACAAGTTTGCCATGGTTTTTTATAATAGCTGACTTATTTAGTTGAGCCACAATACTATTACCTACTTGTTCTGAAACAGTTATTTGAACTGCCTTGTTATCAATTAATTTCATGTTCCCTCTCTTAAAATCGTAAGGTTACTATAACCCTACTGCGAAATTAAGTATACTACTTAACATATTTATATGTCAAGTTTTTTTAGTTCTTTTTTTTCTTTCCCTTGTACTAGTCTCAGATACGAGCTTTTTAGAAGAATTTCTTTTGAATGAACGGTTTTTAGATTTAGATTGAATCGTAACCCCGGCCTTGTTAGAACCACCCTTAGATAGAGCTTTTCTATGTGACACATCTTTACCCTCACGTTTGTCTGCTACACCATTTTTGTTTGCATCTTTTCCTGTCTTGTCTATCTTACGGCGTGCACGTTGCCTTTCCATGCGACGTTCATGCTCTGACTTACGAGCCTTCTGTTGCTGGTATTCTTTTTTATAGGGTCTTTTTTTCTTTGTGTATGCCATATCTCTATTTTACCACATTTATCTTCTAGGCTTCCAAAACTCACAACTATCTACCGAACACCACCCACATAAAGGAGTAGGGTTAGCTTGCCATACATCATTATCATATGACATTTCTAATCTTTTTAAAGGTTGTTCAAATCTTCCCCATGATTTGTCCATATCTTTTCTAAAATATGTTTCTTCTACAATACTGTTATGCATTATAAAAAACAAAGCTCCTTTTACTTTTTGAACATCAGGGAATATACTAAACACCATTAAAGACATTAGCCTTAACTGTTTAGGGTCAGGATATTTTTTACTACCTGTTTTATAATCAACTACAAATGCATGTGTTCCGTCTACAATAAGTAAATCAGCAATACCTCTAACCCATCTAGTATCACTATCAAAATCACACGGCTCTTTATTATAAGTCAAAGCCATTTTATGTTCAGGGTATTTATCCCCTTTAATTTTAATAAGAGGGTCTACAAATTGTTTAAATCTTTGATAGTTTTTAGCTAACTCTTTGCCTTCTTTTACATAGAGTTCTAACGCCTCATGTACTTCAGTACCATATCGCATAGCTTCGTTCTCTTTAACTATGTAATTTTTTAATACTTTTATTTCATGATATTGTTTAGGGCAATTTTGATATTGCTTTAGTGCTGAGTAACTCCATGTAAAGTCTGCCATTATTTATTCCTTTGTATTTTTTGTGTCATTGTATGGGTTTTCCTAAGAACCATGATACCATTGAATATCGTGTGCCTTCCTTTACGGGTGTTACCCTATGCATTACCCATGATGGAAACATAATAATACTACCCTGCTTTACTTTGAATACATTATTCTTCAAATGAGAGCTATGAAATTGAAAGTCTCCCCCTTTAAAGTCCTCGTTCAGCCACACTACCATTGATATCTTTCGTGTTTTACCATTCAACATTTTATTATTTGGTTTGTTGAGAGTTGACAGCCCTAATCCATCCACATGCCAATTGTAATGACCACCTGTAGAATATTGTCCTATCTGAAAACTCTCCGCAGCGTCTACCTGTAAGTTCCATCCACTCTTCTTGTTTGCACCTCGCATATAATGAAATGCCATATCATACAAGTCTTGGTCATCGTTCCAATGAATGTTAGTCTTTCGGGTTTTATCGTCAATTCTACTTACACTACCACTAACTTCTTCTGCGGTAATCACCGCCTTTTTAAAATCACCCCCTGCTCTGTCAATAATGTCTTGACACTTCTCTGGAGTTAATTCCTTCTCCCACATCCAATATAAACTACTCACCTTCCTTGCCCTCTGTATTTTTTGTATCCAGCTCTAAAGCTTTTGTTCATGGAAGAAGTCTTAGGTACCTTACCCCCTTGGCTTGTGCGTTTGTGTGTTGGTTCATAATGCTGTTCTGATTGCTTTAGTTTTGCCATTACTTATCCTTGGTAAAAGTTCTTGTATCGACCCCAACAAATCCACAACTCTGAACTTCTGTAATACTAAAAGAAAATGCATTACGTGATACATGGTCGTCAGGTAGGTTAGCATACTTTTCTAAAATACAACTCGCCGCTTTGTGTTCTGAACAATGTTCTTCAAAGTATTGCATGGCAATAATACAGTTAGGGAAATTGCCCACGTACTGATTGTCTGTATAGCTTCCCGATAAACTGACTACGAGAATAAAGATTCCCTCGCCCAACATATTAGTAACCCCAATAAGATTGAGTGTCTTTACACTTGCAGTTAGGTTTGTGGCAACTCATACATTTTTTAGTTAAGCCCGCTTTAATCTTTTCATCATCTTCTTTTACCATCTCATCTTCCCACTCTTGTTTCATGTGGTGCATTGATACAAACTTACTGTGTTCAATCATGCTAGCCATGTTAACAGTCTCCGTAGTTATCTGCGTATCCACCCTCACAAGTAATAGGTAAATCTTTACCCCATTTAGGTGGTATAGACATTTCTTTCATCATAAAATCTAAAGCCTCTTGACTTTCTTTTTTAGGTGCAACACATACTATAGCATCATGAACAGTCAAAATAGGCTTATATTTTTTATTAATTTGAATCATTTGCTCACCTATAACTATTCTAGCTAACGCCTGTACTACATTTTCTACTACTGAACCTCCCCATATACCTACTTTACCTCGTCTTGACTTATAAACAAATCTTCCTTTAGCCTCAGAAGTATCCCATTCTAGTTCAGGATAGTATATATACATTCCATTAGGCAGTTGTATACCCTCTTTAGTAACCTTAAGAACCTCGTGTTTGCCTATATAATAAGGAGCTTTACCATTTTCCCATGATGCTATATCTCCTAATGCTTGGTCACAATCCTGCCATAAGTCAATTACTTCATGGTTTAAATCTCTATAAACTTTAACTAAGTTTTGACATTCCATGTCAGATAGTTTAGCACTAGGGGGTTGAGTTTCTAATGTGTGTTGTAGTTTCTTCCACCCTGTACCATACCCTAATCCAAGTATACAAGTCTTACCAACAAATCGCTCGACCTTATTTCTTTTATCTATCTTCTTATTATATACTTTAGAGGCAAAGTTTGAATATACGTCTTCCCCTTTTCTAAACTGCTCTACAACATCTTTTTGACCTGCAAGCCACACTAGTATACGAGCCTCAATTTGTGAGGAATCTACATTTAATATTACATGGTCATCAGGTGGAAGAATTCCATTCTTTAAAGCTTTCTTCTTAACGTCCCTGCTTGGTAAGTTCTGAAAGTTTATTTTATCCTGACCTGACCACCTACCTGTGTGAGCTCCATAGTATCTTAATGGTACGGGAAGAAGGCCTCTGTTCCGTGCACCAATGTCTAGAAATCTTCTAATTCGTGATTCTTCCATTGTTGACTTAGTACCAAGCCTTACAGAACATAGCTCTTGAATAAAGCTATCCTCATGTTCACATAACTCTATAAATCCTAAATCATTTTTAGCTAACGCATAAGTTTCTTTCTCAGTTGTAGGAGATATTTTTAAAGGTACATCTACCCCTAGCTCTTCTAATAGTTCAGCAAATTGTTTGTTGCTTGCTAATTTCTTGCGTACATCTTCAGGAGTTTCACACTTAAGCTTCTTCATCAATCCCTCTAACAACTCTTTTTTCTCTTTCTCTACTTCTTCTAGACGAGTAATTAATAAAGCGTCATCTACTTCTAATACAGGTTGAGTATACATGCGGGTTGTTATATCTATCAGCTTGAGTTCTTCTAAAGGAAACGAAACATTTAACGCTGCGAAGAGTTTTGCTGTCAAGTTAACATCATTTTTACAGTATTCACCATATTTATGAAGTTCATGAGGTTGAAAGTCCTCCAATCGTTTTCCTTTAGCGTCCAGAACCTCTGTTCCTTTTACTCCCAGATTGTAACGCTCAGCTAAAGCTTTCAATGAACCTCCTGCATTTGTGCCATGCACTGCACGAGCCATAGATAATGTATCAAGATAAAGTTTAGGGACTGCTCCAAATATCCACGAGAGAATTGCTCCGTCAAAATGAATGTTATGACACAACAGTCCTGATTCTTCCCACTCAAAAGAATTTATTATTTCTTGTAACTCTTCGTGAGTACCTGAATACCATTTAGTAGAGCCATCATTTACTTTAATAGCAAAGCCAATGACTTGAAACTGAGGACTCTTAATATATTCTTCAACAGTTAGGGCTTTTAATCCATACCCCGTGTCATAGAATGTTTCAAAATCAAGTGTTATTATTTGTTTCATTTTTTCCTCTCTTAGATTCGGTGCATACCCCTTTTAAATCTTTTGTGTGTCCACACCACCATTGTTTATAAAAGTAGGTTGCAGGTTCTCCACACTTATGACATATTCTTTTTTTATTAAAGTCTACCATTTGTTAGCATATAAAGTATGTTCGTCTCTACAATGTACTGAACACCATCGTCTTTTATCTTCTATTTTCTTTTCACACCAAATACATTTACCTGAGTTATTGTTTTCTACTGAAGTATCTACTGTCTTAAGAGTAAACTTAAGGCGAGCCTCTATTTCGTCATTAGCCATATCTATTTCGTCAGCCAATCTTTCATTCCCCCACCATTATTCCATGAAGTGCTATTATTTCTAGTAGGTCTTTTCGCAGGTAGCTTTATTAATCCTTGCTTATCAAAGTCAACTAAGGTAGCGTACGCTATCCCTGTTGCTTGAGATAATTTGTGGCGACTAAAGTTAGGTCGTTTCTCTTGCCATTCTTTAATTAGTTTAACTGCATTTTCTTTTTCTGACTCTTTCATAATCTTCCTTTATATTTACCCCAAAGTTTATTTCCTTTGTGGCTATTCCATACATCAGGTACTACTTGTAAATTATTTGGGTGGTGTTTTCCTTCTTTTGAAATAGGGACAATATGGTCTACTACATATTTTGTTTTACCCTCGTTTTCTTTGCTGAGTTTTTTTGACTGAGCATAAAAACTTCTACACTTAAGCTTTTCTTCCTTTGACAAAAGACTATATGCTTTTGCTTTTTTAGCTCGTCTTATTGCTTTAACTGCTAAAATAACATCAGGGTTATCTATTTTGTACTGCCTATTATATTTTCTACAATGCTCAAGATTATTTTTTCTGAATTTAGAAACACTTATTCTAGTTTGTTCTTTTCTTCTTTCAGGGTTATTTTTTACATAAATAGCTTTATGTTCTTTGTTACGTTCAGGATTATTTTTTCTCCACTCCTCTGTTCTTGCTTGAACGGCTTCTCTGTTACGATAGTAATATTCCCTCTGAGCTTTTCGTTGCTTCTCTATATCTAAGTATGGCATATTTTTCCTTTTAAAGTTATTTAGGTGCTCTCGGAGAGATACCAGTTTCTCCATTCTCTTGATTAGTCTTCACAAGTACCACCAACACAGTATTTACCATTTAGTATTTCATCAGCAATATCTTCGTTAGCCTTTTCAATCTCGGCTGGCTTATGATTCACCTCATTTAAAAACTCATTAAGTTTTATTGCATACCATGATAATTTACCAGCATCATCAGAGGCGTCTTGTTCTGAACCTTTCAATCCTATGCGAGTGTTGTATTTCATTATTGTGCCTTTAAGATAACCTACATATTCCTTGTCTGTTAGTTTAGCACGAATAATCTTAATTGTCTCAATGCCTTGAGTATAGTGGGGGGGATTAGTTATTATATCTTTGTCATTCATTTAAAGACTCTCTTATAATTGGTTTAACAACGACTCTAGCATATCTATATTATGCTCGTCAATTATTATTGAGAATCCTTTTGCAGTTTTAATGTCTTTGAGATGTTTTCTTTGAAGTGCAGTAGGTCTACCTCCATTGGCTTTGCACTCTATACCAACGAATAATCCTTTGTAACAAGCAATGATATCAGGTACACCATTAGCACCATAACCTCCTGTTGCAGGCATGCAATGATAAGCACCTAGCTTATCTAATATACTTTTTACTTTAGTCTTTACTTTTTTTTCGGGTGTCATGTAGTCTTAATTAAGCTAGGGACAATTTAGTCCCTGTGTTAAATAAAAAAAGGGGACTACTAAGAGTCCCCTTTTTTTACCATCTGGGTTGGATTTCTAATAGATGTAACTATTCTACATCATCTTCTTTCTCTTGTGCAACACCTACAACAAATAATGTTGCTCGTTCACAATCTTCATCTAAATTAAAATTAGAACATACTTCATTCCAATCGTTTTTAAAATCAGCTTTGTTGATAACAAACATACCACCTGAGTTGTAAGGTTTCCAACTATTGTCTGTCAATGCTTTCTCTTGTTTCTTAGTTAGTTCAAACATTTTTATTCTCCCCAATATCACTCGGTGTAAAATCATTATTACTTTCTATATCATCAGTAATAAAATCATCTACTACTTGTGCCACATCATTTGGAATATCAACAATGTCAATATCCCTACCTGATTGTGTTGTCAATACTAACTTCCACGATACAATTTTTTCGCAAGTCATAATTCACCCCCTATAATAATATCTGTATCGATACACTCGGTATCGGTTTTTAAATAGACACTTGCACCATAACTTGCCTGTTCAAATGCCCTACCTTTACTGCATACCACCTCGCTAGGTGTGGTATTTTCTTGGTAAGTCTCAAAGATATGTAACACCCCCATACCTACAAAGCTACCAATAATTAATCCTGTTGCTAACCAAAATCCGTCATTACATTTATTCATTATCTTCCCCTATAAAAGTTATTACATCTTCATCAGTTTCTTCTACTGCTTTACCCTCTCGGATATGTTCTAATACTTGGTCGGATAGTTCAGCTTTCAATTGAGTATCTAATTCAATACCCTCATCAGTTATTAAAACATCATCACCCTTATCGTCTTTCATGACAACGGCAAATGTTATGTCTTCTATATACACAAACGCTACTTTCTCAGACTTAAATTTAAACTTCATTTTTTCCACCTCCCTTTATTTTTTTCTATTTGTTCTGCTATTTTCTTTTTTATTTCTTCTTCTTGTCTGTAAAATAAATCATCTCGTTCTCTATCAGGGTCACGCTCAGGTGATTGATAAGGTCTGCCGTCTTCCTCATCAACATATTCATTAGTTCCTTTAATCATTACAAAACCTCCCATAATATAAATGCACCTAGTGTACATACTACACCAATCACAAATCCTGCCATTCTGTTGTTTCTTGCCTTGAGTTTTTCAAACTCATACGCTGTCATATATCTACTCATTTTAGTTCTCCTTATAATATTTATTAATAAGATACTTCTTAGCTTTTTCTACATCTTGAAGTTTAGTGAACTTCTTTCCTAAAAATTTCCATTTGTATACATATTCGTCTTCATCACCTATATACTCAATGAAAAATAATTTTTGGTTTTTATAATCACGAATACAATAATCAGCAACAAGGCGATATGTATAATTCACTTTTTGATACCCCGAAAATCTTTTACGACTATAAAATCCTACTTTGGTTTTAAAATCTGCGACTCTCATTACTTTACCTCCTCTATATTAAAGACTGCTAATAAATGGTCATACTGTCCCCAGTGATAAGAGCCATTAGGTGACCACGAAATTACAGAAAGTTTAGCGTCATACATTACTTCATTGCTATAACGATTATTGACAAAGTATTTTTGTTGAATATTAACACTCTCGGTAGCACCTTTCTTTGCTAGTATCTCAGGTAGCCTAGTCGCCCACATAGGTAGAATACTTCCATACTTGTCATAGTTTGGTAGGTCGCTAATGTTTACAGGATAGTCTCCAACATTCGGCGAATGTAGATTACTAAGTTTGAAAGCTAAGCGATTATCCCTATCTTCTGTTGGATTTCTTTCTATTACAGTTTCGTAATAAGATTCAGAGAGAGAGTTATACCCTATAATATAAACAGGGTTATTAAACACAGTCGCTTTATTTTTCTTACGAGCCTGAATATCGTTGTCTAACTCATTGAGTTTTTCAAGCTGAGATATAACCTCTTTAGCAATGTTCATAGGCTTGTCTACACTATCACTCGCATACTTTAATAACTCATGATAATCTCCCCCCTGAATATCTATATTATTGTACTCATTCGTCAAATCGTTTATCTCACTATTGGTAACATCATTCACTTTCTGTGCCAATTCATCTACCTTAGGCATAACATTTACCAGACTCTCTACTGCATTTCGTTTAGAAATATTCTTCATGAGAGCAGACATTCTAAATGATTGTGTAAAACAAGTGTCCCCTCTCTCTTTGAAGTTTTTAATAGACTTGAATGTATGTACATTTCTGTCTCCGTCTTTAAACACTCCAACAACACACAAGGGAATATTACTTTTACCCATGATGTATGTAGGTACTGCTTTTCTATCAGACTCTAACTCAATATCATTACCCCATGCAGACCTATTTTGGTAGGCTTTACGAATAACTTGCAGTCCATAAGTGCCGTGCATTTCTTCTACTAAGGTATGACAGATACCAGTTTCTAATTCAGAAACCTCTTGTTGCGAGAGCATATGCTCTTGTGATAATAATTCTTGGTTCATGTGTATCTCCTTATTTAATGTAGGGACTATTTAGTCCCCTAGTTATCTAACAACTGCTTAACAACTTTACAACTACTTGGTACAGTTCTATCTGATTCAGTAACTACCCAAAGACTTGGTGTTGAAACATTCCATACAGGCTTACTGAAATGTCCGTCAGTAAACATAATGATAGCCTCAGCATTTATCTTCTTCTCAGTAATATACTTTGCCACACAATCAGGTTCAGTACCCCCACCCCCTGATGATTTGAGTAAACTTACCATGTTGTGATAGTTACTTGGTGTAAACACTTGTTCACTAGAAACATTAGCGTCCCACCATATCACTCTGAGTTTCTCAGGTTCAGTATTGATAGCTATACTCTCAATCTCACTAACAAACTTATCAAACGCTACTTGCCCAACTGAGCCTGATGTATCAATGGCAACTATCAATTCGCCTACCGACTCATCTTCAACTGAGGGCAAATACAAATCGTTTGCCATGTGTCTCTTGTTGAATCGTCGCCATGTATACTCATCACTCCCTCGCATAGATGAAGTAATGAAGTCTCTCAATACATCTTTCCAATCTATAACAGGCGTAAGCATATCTGTAATACTTCTAGGTATGTTGCCACCTAGTTTCCCTGCCAAAATACTTCCCTGTCGCATAGCTTCTTCAACTTCTTTGTCTAATGACTCATCAACTTTTTGCTGAGCAGATTTCATATCGCCACTCTTTAGTGCTGTTGTGTCATCTGATACTTGTAAACTTTCAGCGTCATGCTCATCAAGAGTTCCGCCACTATGTTTCTGTGCAAACTCATCAGGGTTTTCTTCCTGTTCTTTTTCTAAGTCTTTGAGTATGTCATTGACAGACCAATCGTGATACTTAACATCATAGAGTCCACCCTTTGGAAGTTTTACAAATGAACCCTCCTTGTCAGCACTTACAATCATGTCATTTACTACATAATCACAGGCTATGTTTACCAACTGATGTTTGCCTTGTTTCATCAACGACCTAAATCGTGGCATATGTCCTAAGGCTACATGCCCATTCTCATGCCATATCAATGCCCTTAGTTCTGAGTCTGTCAAACTATCAACAAACTCTTTGCCATAGAATTTGTTGAGTCCGTCTGTCTTAGCCGTTGGACAATCATCTACAATCTTACTGTCACCCATGAGCATAACCCCTGAGAATAGAGCAGTCCTCTTGTCCCTCATGAGAGAGACATGAGCTTTCTCAAGTCTCTCACTCGCATTGAGTTTTTCTATATGTCGCCCTCTCATTACTTATCCTCCTTTATTGTAAGTTCTTCAATCACTATCTTGCACAATTCTTTAGTAGTAATTACTTTACTATCAGGTGTTATCCAAAGATTGTGGTAAGGTGTGTCGCAATTATTTGCTATATAATCTTTGAGTTCTTTTTTCCAATCTTGATTCATTATCCCTCTCCAAGTAAGTGAGTATTTTCTAAGCCAAAGTCTCGTATCTCTTTGTTGTTCTTACCAAGTAGAATACCTCTATCAGTAGACATTAGCATTGTGTAAAACACAGCTTTCATTTCTTTGTTACTAATCCTACCAAGATACTGCATGAAAGCAGACAACTCATCTTGAGTCTCTAACTTATCAACTGCTTGGAACATCAGTATGAGTTTCGCAGTCAATTGCTCAGGTATGATAGTTTCCATAGGACTAGATAATATGTCCTCAAACTTTGGTAAGTCTCTCTCTAATGATAAGAAAGCAAACATATCAGCACAGGCAGATTCGCCTATCGTTCCTGAGAGAGCAGTCCTTACTGAATTGTCAGTTAGAATATCTTTGTTATCAACAATCACACTTGCTTTTTCTAGTGAGCGTGGTGATACAAACGACAACTGAGTTTTCTTAGGATTGAAAATGTATGGGTTATCTTCCGAGCCTGTATCAAGATAGCTATGCAAACACTTAGGTGTTAAGTGTACCCATGCTCTAATCAATGGACTAACTGCATTGTTGTTTGCCCATTGTAACCAAGACTTGTGGTCAGGTTTTTTCATTCTCATGATACATACTCGGTTACCAGCATGAGCCAACATTCCGTCCCCTAATCCGTCAGACTGATTGTTGGAAGTAGCAAATACCATTGAGCCTTTTGGTAATGGTGTATCGCCAACTGAACGCTCAAGCATTAGTCTAGTAAAGATTACTTGCAATAACTTTGGTGCTTTCATAAACTCATCAAGTAATATGATTTTTGGTTTCGGTGATTCCAACTTGAAGATAGAACCATTGTAGTTCTCCAAAGTCTTTGTCCCATGATTTGGAATAGTCATAGCTATGTCTGACATATCTTTTACTGGACAATCAACATAGACATAATCGTACTTGTCACCTAAGTCTTGCTCTATCATTTTGAGCAATGAAGTTTTACCACACCCAGCTTCACTCTGAATTACAGGTGTAAGAGTTTCAGCTATTGTTGGTATCAAAGTTCTTAGTTCTTCAATCGTTACTTGGTTCATGTTCATAATATATTTCCTTATATAATGTAGGGACTAAATAGTCCCTGAGTTAATTAAATAAACTTACTAAGAATGTCGTCAATCCCATTCTTCACTCTCTTTCTAGTCACAACACTTTCTTTCAATGCTTCTGTGCTAACACCACCTAGAATACTTCCAAGTGAGTCGATTGCTACTGACAGCTTTTGTGAATCTTCGTTGTCTACTAACTTGAATTGTGAGTATGTAGCACATAACTCTTTTGCTTTCTGCAATGTTGAGTCGTATATCTTCCGTTTCTGTTCCGTAACTTCGCCCGTTTTTGAGTTTGTTGTCTCTTTATACCCACAACAATGCGAGATACTTTGCATAACTTTAGTGACCCTATCAATCTGTTGATGTAAGACATTTTTAACAATCCCCTCTGTTTGTTTTTGGTAATTGATTTTCAAGTCTTTAGCTAAGTCGTCTGCCACCTGACATCTAAAGTCTTGCTCAGGTACTTCCGATACATATAAATCTAATGCAAACTTAGAACGAACCTCATCTGCTGAGGGATAGTCTGAAGAATCATACATATCACCTTGTTGCATAGCCTGATTAGATACTGCTTGAGGATATTGAGTAATGAATGTATCAACTTGTCCATTGAATAAATCCTCCCACATTGAAAACTCACGAGTGAATTTTGGTAAGTCTACAGTCGGTATCAAGTCTTGAGAATGATTCCACCTGTAAGCTGATTGATTAATCCAATTGTAAATCTTCTGTCTTGTGTTGATAATATCTCGATAAGATGAGTTACCCTGTAAAAGACTTTTGATAAACTTACCACTACCTCTATCAGCTTTCTTTTTGTCAGTAACTTCATCTGCGATATTACTGTCTTGCTTTGTTGCAGTCCATGTCTTTACATCTACCGATACCAAAACTGCTGATGTCGATAAAGATATAATATGGTTTGGTGTCGCAAGTTCTGTGCTTATTGTTTCCATAATGTTTCCCTCTCTTAGTTAGTGTAGGGACTAAATAGTCCCCACTGTAAATAACACTTTGTATTGCTATGAATGAGGTTAAATAGAATACTTCTCTCCCACCCATATAACCATTATAGTATAACTTTACATATAAACCTAGTATTTCTCAACAGTAAATCTTCGGTTGTTAAGCCGATAAATATTTGTGTAGTTTAATATTGTTCTGCTCATAGTTAATTGTAGTTGTCTAAAAACTGCCAACTTATGTGTCTCAATGTTCTGAAGTTTTCTATTTGTTACTAAATGTATCCTGCCATTTTATGTCTCAATGTTCTGAAGTTTTCTATTTGTTATATATGGGCTAGCCCAGTTCGCTGCGAAGCTCATATGATAGCCTGAGACTTTACATATAAGAGTGGTCATAGTGCGTCCTTCACTGTTTACGGGGTGTTCCAATGTTCCAAGCCCTCTTACTTTACTAAAGATACAGAACATGGGTATTTTCTGATGTTTGATTTTAGGTTAAGTTATTGTTTCTATTATATTATATTATATTATTACTTTTTGTTCTTTACCACTTGTTCCAATGTTCCAAGCTTTTTCGAGTGGTTTCCCTGAGTGCTAAATTGAACCACATTGCACAAGAGGTACTCTTGAGTTTCTATTTCTTGAAACCCTAGCCCCCCTCTGTTTTCACTGGAACATTGGAACAACATCATGTAACCTCTTGTTTACTAAAGACTAATCGTGTTCCAAAGTATACTCGAATATATGGCACACTTTTGGAACATGATTTCACATAATGGAACACAATGTCATTCTGAGGTTTTCCAAATGATGTCTAAATAACACAGGGACTAAATAGTCCCTAGCTTAATTAAGCGTTCGCACGCTCGCTCGTTCGGAGGCTCGCGGGTTATATAACTGGTATCTTTTTAAATAAAAAAAGAGAAGAGCCGAAGCCCTTCCCCCTTTCCCCTTAGTTAGATTATAGTCCTTTAAGTTCTAGTGCTTTCGTACCCTCACCAAATAGAGTGAACCTAAGCTCTTCACCATCAGAAGTTTTGATAGTAATATCTCTAGCATAACTTCCAGATTCACCTACTGCCTCGCTTAATTCTATTTCAATATCTGTAACGCCATGTATGTTCATTGATGTACTCATAATGTATCTCCTTAGGTTATAAAATAATCAATCAGACCTGACTGATTAAGTTCAGTATGAAGTTTTCCAAATCTTAATCAAGCTAGGGACTAAATAGTCCTTGAATTAATTAAGGTTATCGCACGCTCGCTCGCTTAACGCTCGCTCGCTAGATAACTGGTATCTGGCAAGATACAAAAAAAAGGGCGAAAAAAAACCTAACCCGCAGGGGTAGCGAACCCCATGTTGTGTTAGGTAATTTTTCGTAGGATATTAATTCATAATAAACCCCTTAGAGATTAATCAAAAATTACTAATTGTTTTTAAGCCATACTTTTTTATACTCAGATTTTACAGCGTTAGTAACTAGAGGCTGTAAAATTTCCATAGCCTCTTTTAATAAAGCCATAACTTCAGGTGCTGAATGAGAAGTTACTTCATCTTTCCCGTCGGTTTTTCTGATTCTTATATATTGCTTAGCTAAAGTCTCATAAACTGATTCACCAATTGAAGATTTATTAATTCTAGAAGATACCTTTTTATCAACAGGATTTTCTATTTTATTATATAAATCATTCATGGCTCTAGAGCGTTCTTTTTTCAAAGTACCTCTAGCTTTATCAAGATTCTCTAAAAGTTTAGTACCTTTTAAAGTTATCCATTTACTAACATCAGTAAAAGCTGAGCCTTTAGCGAATCTTCTAATACCATTTAAAGTTATACCATCCTTATTATCAGTAGCTGAAATATCAGCTAGATTTAAAACAGTATGAGCTTTTTTATTTTCAACACTATTTACAGAATCGAATCTTACTTTTTCTACTTGAATCCATTTTGGCTTTTTCGATATTTCAGAATCTAAATACCAATAACCAATTACAGAATCATAAGTACCCAATGCTTTTTCAGTTTCAATTTTATCCTTAATAAAAGACTCTTCAATCAAAGATAATGCTTTTACCTCTAAAGGATTTTTAGTACCTTTTTGAATCTTAGGATAAAGATTTTTTAATTTACTAACTACTAAAGTTTTACCATTATCAAGCGTTGTTAATGCTTTAGTAAAGCTACCATAGTTACCCTTTTTCATATCTGATTCTATAGTTACTAAATCAACATTTACAGAATCATAATCAAATGAATCTAATTCTAATGCTTTGCTAATTGGATTAGCCATAATACTATACCTCTCTATAATGATACATTTTATAATGGTTGTATCGAATCCATAACTACATATTAGATATTGTAGAATCTTAATCAAGCCAGGGACCAAATAGACCCTAAGTTAATTAAGAAAAGACCCACGCTCTCGCAAGGGCTCGCTCGCTATATAACTGGTTTCAGTTCGTATACTGAGAACAAAAAAAGGGGGAGCCGAAGCCCCCCGCAGATTTACTTACTTCCCCAGTGTCTATGTTTATCTATAAAAGCATTTACTTCTTTGAGAAACATACCAACATCATCATTATCTAAATCATATTCCTCAGCTATATTTGCTAGGCTTTCATGATAGGTAACCAATGCAGCATACACCTCATCTGAAATTGGATTATCAAAGTACTCCATCTGATGAGGATTAGCTTTGTCCATGTAGTCTGCAAGTTCATCTATCTTATTAATGTATGTATTCTTGTTGTTAGTTTCTTTGTACGCTTTCTTTAACATGTTACTCATAATATAATGAACGGGGTGTTAACCACCCCGAACCCTCTCAGTTAATTAAACTTTCTCTGTGTTAATAGTTATAACCCCGACTAGTCTGCACATAGCCACCACATCTTTTATTTGTTTGATGAGTAGTGCCCTCTCTTCCTCGTTATCTTTATAACCTACTTGTCTTAACAGATAACCTAGTCTATCTTTAGTTTGTTGCATATCATATGTGTCTATTAAGTTCTGCATAATCATGTTTCCTTTTAGTAGTTAATAACCAATCAGACCTGATTGATTAAGTTCATTATGGCAAGTGTAGAGTCTTAATCAAGTTAGGGTACCGCCCCCCTATGCACCACTTTCAGCATAGTAGCGTCTGCCCCCCTATACCCCATAATATACACAAATAATCACACCCAAATGAAACACCGCCCCCCTTACTTTACAAAAGGCTAATTGAAAAATTTTTAGTAGATTTTTTGAAAACCCTGTGCTAAACTAAATGCGTAAATATGTATTTCCTTTTAGTTATTTACACGGGGCCTACTCTACCCTCTCTTGAGTAGGCTTCACTTACGAATGATTCTCACTACCTCATCAGCTGTAAAAACTCTATATAATACAAACATGCAAAATATATCTATATACACAATGTTCTTCCTTATCTTACTTGGTTATTGCCTTTCTCTAGTTTCTTAGTTATACTCTGGTCTTAGCTGCAAATAATTCACAAGGTGTACAGCGACACATGTCAGACAATAATCATATTGTAGTAGTCCCTAATATAGAAGAAGACATCCCTCTACCTAAAAATGCTGTAGAAGCATTCCCAAATCTTACCGTAGAAGAAGAAATTGAAGTACGCTCTAATACTATAAAGTTAGTATCTGATATTGCAGGGGAAAACATAGAGCCTACTAAAGAGAATCAAGAGAAAGCAAAAGAGATTGCTAAAGAAATGATAACCAATCCTAAGCTTAGACCTGAGTTCGCTAACTATCCAAATGAAACTATAGCTTTTCTAGCTGGGTTAGTAGCACAAAGTAATCATATGATAGTTCAAGATTTAGCTGACTTAAAACTACACGTTGTTAATAACTTAGTTAAAGAAGCTGAGATGGCAAAGTCATCACGAGAAAGAATAGCCGCATTAAAAGCTATAGGAGAGATTGATGGGGTTGATGCATTTAAAAGAAAAACAGAAATTACACACATTAGTAAATCTGGTGATGAACTAGAAAAAGAATTAAGAGAGACTATAGAACAACTTAAGGGTAAAATAGTAGAAGGTGAGGTAATAGACGAAGATGATAAGTGAAGCGGATTTAAACTTATTACAAAAGTCTTTACCTAATATGTCAGAAAATGAAAGACGTAAGAGTCTTTCGTTATTAAAAGAATACAAAAAGAATTTAATTAAAACACAGGGGAAGGCAAACTTCTTAGACTTTATTAGACATGTATACCCCGATTATAAAGTAGGAGCACATCATGCAAGACTTGCTAAATTGTTTGAAGAAATTGCAGACGGAAAAAGAAAACGAGTTATTGTCAATATCGCGCCTCGTCACGGAAAATCAGAGCTCATATCATATCTGGCACCGGCTTGGTTTTTGGGTAAACATCCAACAAAAAAAGTTATTATGGCATCTCATACAGCTGACCTTGCAGTTAACTTCGGGCGTAGGGTCCGGAATCTTGTGGGTTCAGAACTTTATAAAGATGTATTCCCCGATATCAGCTTGCAAGCGGATAGTAAATCAGCTTCTCGATGGGGTACGAACTACAATGGTGAATATTTCGCAATCGGTGTTGGTGGTGCTTTGGCTGGTAGGGGTGCCGACTTATTCATTATTGATGACCCACATTCAGAGCAAGATGCAAAGCTGGGCAAATCAGATGTTTTCTTACCAGCTTGGGAATGGTTTCAGTCCGGCCCGCTTCAGCGTCTTATGCCTGGTGGTGCTATTGTTGTTGTAATGACTCGATGGTCTAAATTAGACCTCACAGGACAGATAGTTAACCAGATGGTTAAGAATGATGCAGTAGATGATTGGGAAGTTGTTGAATTTCCAGCAATTTTAGAAGATAAAAAAGGAGAAGAAGTGGCTTTATGGCCTGAGTTTTGGCCTATAGAAGAATTACAAGCTAGACGAGCCGCTATTGATGTAAGATATTGGAACGCTCAGTACCTACAGAACCCAACTTCAGAAGAAGGGGCACTAATAAAGCGAGAATGGTGGAATATATGGGAAGAAGAAGACCCACCTAAGTGTGAATTTACTATAATGACACTAGATGCAGCTCAAGAAGCTAATAATAGAGCCGATTACAATGCATTAACTACCTGGGGCGTATTTTTTAACGAAGAAACAAATAACTACGCTATAATATTACTTAATGCAATTAAAAGACGACTAGAATTTCCAGAATTAAAACAATTATGTATTGAAGAGTACCAAGATTGGGAACCTGATGCATTTATTGTAGAGAAAAAGTCAAATGGTGCTGCAATTTACCAAGAATTTAGAAGAATGGGTATTCCGGTGGGTGAATTTACTCCAGGGAAAGGCCAAGACAAAATAAGTCGGGTAAATGCTGTATCTGATTTGTTTAGCGGGGGTGTAGTATGGGCTCCCGATAGACGATGGGCACATGAAGTAATAGAAGAATGTAATGATTTTCCGTCAGGGGCAAATGATGACTTGGTGGATGCTACAACGTTGGCTTTAGCACGGTTTAGGCAAGGTGGATTTATTCGCTTGCCAAGTGATGAAGAAGATGATATACAGATGTTTAAAAGTCGTAAAAATAAAAGGTTATATGCATTATAATAGAGGAAAAAACTTATGAAGGGTGTTAAACATTATACTAAAGATGGAAAAGAACATAAGGGTTCATCTCATAAGATGAAAGATGGTACATTACACACAAATAAAGCTCACACTAAAACATCAAAAAAATTAGTACATTTTAAAGAATTATCACAAGCAGCACAAAAAAGGGCTAAGGGATAAAATTATGGCAGACGTAGATAAAGGATTATATGAAGCCCCGGTTGGAATAGACGAGGCGGCGATGGAAGAACAGGCTATTGAAATTGAGATAGAAGACCCTGAAAGTGTAACTATAGGTATTGGTGATACTGAAATAATTATTGACCCTGATGCTATGCCTGATGAAGAGTTTAATGCTAATTTAGCTGAAGAACTTTCTGATAAATATATGGTTGAACTCTCAAGTGATTTGCTTGAAGATTTTGGTAATGATGTTAACTCAAGAAAAGACTGGCTAGAAACTTATGTTGATGGTTTAGAACTATTAGGACTTAAGATAGAAGAAAGGTCCGAACCGTGGGAAGGCGCATGCGCTGTTTATCACCCACTACTCTCTGAAGCACTTGTTAAATTCCAAGCTGAAACAATGATGGAAACTTTCCCTGCTGCAGGCCCAGTGAAGACTTCTATTATTGGCAAAGAAACTCCTGAATGTATTGAGGCTGCTCAACGTGTTCAAGAAAATATGAATTTCCAACTTATGGATGAAATGCCAGAGTATAGACCTGAGCATGAAAGAATGTTATGGGGTTTAGGATTAGCAGGTAATGCATTTAAGAAAGTTTATTATGACCCTACACTAGAACGTCAAGTATCTATATTTGTTCCAGCTGAAGATATGGTTGTACCTTATGGTGCTTCTAATTTAGAAACAGCTGAACGTGTGACTCATGTTATGCGTAAGACTGAACAAGAAATTCACAACTTACAACATATAGGGTTTTATAGAGACATAGATTTAGGTGAACCAGATTATGACTTAGATGAAGTAGAGAAAAAGATTGCAGAACAAATGGGATTCGACGCAACTAATGATGATAGATATAAAATATTAGAGATGAATGTTAACCTTGATTTAGAAGGTTATGAAGATGAAGATAAAGATGGTAAAACAGGAATAGCATTACCTTATATAGTTACAATTGATAAAGGTACACAAGAAATATTATCTGTTCGTCGTAATTGGAAACAAGATGATAGCTTACAAAAACGCCGTGAGCATTTTGTTCATTATGGCTACATTCCAGGATTTGGGTTCTATTGCTTTGGATTAATTCACCTTATTGGTGGGTTCTCTAAATCAGGAACAATGTTACTTCGTCAATTAGTTGATGCAGGTACACTATCAAACTTACCTGGTGGATTTAAAGCTAGAGGTCTACGAATTAAAGGTGATGACACACCAATTGGTCCAGCTGAATGGCGAGATGTAGACGCACCATCTGGAACACTCCGTGACAACTTAATGCCACTACCATATAAAGAACCAAGTCAAGTGCTTGCAGGTTTAATGGATAAGATTATTGAAGAAGGTAGACGTTTTGCTTCAGCAGCAGATATGAAAGTATCTGATATGTCAGCTAACTCTCCAGTGGGTTCTACTCTTGCAATATTAGAAAGAACATTGAAAGTAATGTCAGCAGTTAACGCTCGTATTTACTACTCAATGAAAAAAGAGTTTAAGTTACTTAAAACTTTAATAAGAGATTATACAGACCCTGATTATAAGTATGACCCTTCAACAGGAACACCTGGAGCTAAACAAGAAGACTATGATAAGGTACAACTTATTCCTGTAGCTGACCCTAATGCTGCAACTATGGCACAAAAGGTTGTTCAGTATCAAGCAGTTATGCAAATGGCTCAACAAAATCCTCAGATTTATGACTTACCAGAACTTAACCGTCAGATGCTAGAAGTATTGGGTGTTAAGAACGCCGATAAACTAATACCTACTTCTGAAGATGAAAAACCAGAAGACCCAGTATCTGAGAATATGGATATAATTAATAATAAGCCTGTAAAAGCTTTTATATATCAAGACCATGAAGCTCATTTAATAGTACATATGTCATTTAGAGATGACCCTAAAATGAAACAAGTCATGGGACAAAATCCTAAAGCTCAACTAATGTTAGCAGCTATGGAAGCTCATATTGCAGAACATGTAGCATTTGAATATAGAAGACAAATTGAAGAACAGATAGGAGCTACTTTACCTCCTCCTAATACAGAAATGGATGAAACTTCTGAAATGGGTATAGCTAGACTATCAGCTAAAGCTGCTAAAAAACTTCTACAGAAAGATGTTAAAGAAGCTCAAATGGAACAAAACCAAGCAGCTCAGAAAGACCCAATATTACAGATGCAACAGCAAGAGCTTAAAATTAAACAACAAGAAGCTCAAGTTTCTGCTCAAAAAGCAATGGCTGATATTGAAATTGATAAAGCTAAAATTGCAGTTGACAAACTTAAAATTGAAACTGACGAAAGAATTGCAGGAGCTAAGATTGGTGCTAATGCAAGTCTAGATAATAGAAAAATAAATGCTAAAGAATTAATGGATGGAACAAAAATGGGAATGCAAGCAGTTCAACAAGAACAAGACTTTGCATTACGTTCACAAGAATCTCAGTCGCGTAATGCGGCTCAGGTAGAAGAAGTAAAACTAGAGGATGAAACTAAACTTAACGATAAGGAATAAAAAATGGTCAAGCAAACGTTAATGCTTCTATCAACCCAGATAGAGGAAAGACGCAAAGAAATGTTAGAAAGTATGGGTAGGGGAACCGATAAATTTGAAGCTTATCAATTTGCATGCGGAGAAGTTCGTGGATATATGATGGTTCAAAATATGATTTCTGAAGCTCTTCGAGCTCATGAAAAAGGGGAAGAAGATTTTGACTCCACACCTACAGATAATGTAGTTACGCTGGAGAAAAAATAATGACTATTGCTACCCCAGACAAAAAAATAGTCTCTATATCTGGAGACCCAATTAAATCTAAAATTACTACAACCAAAGATGGCAAGAAAGTATCGGGTGATGAAGCTATTGCAAAACTAGCGACTCAACTACCTGATGTTAAAGGCTATCGACTTTTATGTATTGTTCCTGAAGCAGAGGAAACGTATGAAGGGGGTATTGTAAAATCTGCTGACGTTAAGAAGATTGAAGAAGGAGCAACTGTATGTTTATTTGTTATGCAGTTAGGTGATTTAGCTTACAAAGATAAAGCTAGATTTCCAGAAGGCCCGTGGTGTAAAGAAGGTGACTTCGTTATTACCCGTGCTTACGCAGGTACTAGAATTAAAATTCACGGAAAAGAATTCCGCATAATAAACGACGATACCGTAGAAGCAGTGGTCGATGACCCTCGTGGCTACGAACGCGCATAGGAGATTAGCATGGCTGAAATAATAAATGAAGTGCCCGACGAAGAAGAAATGACCGGCGGTGAAATAGAGGTAGATTTAGAAGTTAAAGAAAAACCAGAAAAATCTACAGCTGATGTAGAAAGAGTAGTTCAACCTAAAAAAACAGAAGCAGAGTTAGAAATAGAAGAAGTAGATGATACTCCTCCTGAAGATAGAGGTAAAGACCCTTTACCTGAAGATATGGTTGAGACTCTTGAAAATGATACATTAGAAGATTATTCTGAACGCGTTAAACAAAGAATGGCTCAGCTTAAAAAAGTTTGGCATGATGAAAGACGTGCTAAAGAAGAAGCTACTCGTGAAAGAGAAGAAGCTGTTACTTATGCGCAAAAAGTATTAGGAGAAAATAAAACTCTTAAATCTACTTTAAGTGACGGAGAAGAAGCTTATTTAAAAACTTTAGAAGAAAAGTATACTAGTGATTATACTATGGCTAAACGAAATTATGGTGAAGCTTATGATTCTGGAGATACAGAAAAAATAATTGAAGCTCAAGAAGCAATGAATGAAGCTCAATTTAAATTAAATAATGCAAAAAATCAAAAACCGCAGTATAATAAACCTTTACAACCATCTGAAGAAAGTGTAGACAAACCACAAGCATCATATAAACCTGATGCTAAAGCTAAAGAGTGGCAGGATACTAATACTTGGTTTGGTAAAAATAAAGTTATGACAGCTACAGCTTTAGGGCTGCATGATGAACTTCTAAGTGAAGGAATTGAAGTTTCATCAGAAATATATTACCGTCGTATAGATGACACGATGCAAAAACTTTTTCCTGAGAACTTTGGGAAAGACCCGTTGGAACCGATTAAACCCGCCCAGCGCAAACCATCTAATGTAGTAGCACCGGCAACGCGTAGTACCGCGCCTAAAAAAGTACGGTTATCTAAAACACAAGTTGCTTTAGCGAAAAAGTTAAAGTTAACTCCGGAGCATTATGCTAGAGAACTTATAAAATTGGAGAACGCAAATGGATAAGGCAACAGAAAGTAAGACAATAAAAAGAACTGACCGAGAAATGGAAAATAGAGAAAGTAAGGTTAAAGAATGGAAGCCAGCAAGTTCGCTACCAGAATTTAATCAGAAAGCTGGATGGTCTTATAGATGGGTTAGGAGCTCTTTATTAAATGAGCCTGATAACATGAACGTTTCTGCAAAAATGCGTGAAGGCTGGGAACCGGTAAAACATTCGGAACACCCAGAGATTCAATTAGCGGCAGACCCTAATTCACAATACAAAGACGGTATTGAAATTGGTGGTGTGCTATTATGTAAAATCCCTAAAGAACTAATGGAACAACGTAGGGCTTATGTAGACAAAGCAACGAGGAATCAAACTGAAGCAGTTGATGCTCAGTATATGAATCAAAATGACCCTCGTATGCCTAAATTTGCTGAAGGCCAAGAGTCGGGAACCAAGTTTGGCAAGGGAAATAAATAAGGAGAAATATCATGGCAACAGTTGCAGCCCCATACGGGTTAAGAGCAATAAACCACATCGGTGGTACGCCTTACGCGGGTTCTACTCGCTTACTCCCTATTACTTTAACAGCACAAAACGGTAATCCAGCAGTAGTTAATGCTACACCCATTTTTAATGGCTCTGTAGTTAGTTTAAATGCTTCTGGTACAGTAATCGTTACACCAACTGATGGTAACTCAGGTGGCGGTGGCGGTGCAGCGGCAGCATTTGGAGCCGGAGTAATAGGAGTTTTTGTAGGATGTACTTTTACAGACCCAATTTCGGGTAATTTACAATTTTCACAATCATGGACAGGTAATGCAGCAACAGATGCGAAAGCGTATGTTATTGACGACCCAGAAGTGGCTTATCAAATACAATCAGCAGGACAAATTACTAACCTTGAATTAGGCGAAAACTTTTACTTAAATGCAGCACAAACAGGCAACGCAGGTACAGGAAATTCTACAACAGCAGCAACGGTTGTAGGTAATTTTGCTGTAACAGCAGGGTTTGCGTTTAGGCTTGTAGATTTTGTAGAAGGTCCAACATCCACAGTCGGCGATGCATTTACAGATTTAATTTGTAAGTTCAACGCAGGTATTCACTCATACAATAACGCTACAGGCGTTTAATTAAGGAGAATTAAACATGGCAATTTCAAGAGCCCAGCTCCTTAAGGAGCTATTACCAGGACTTAACGCTTTATTCGGTTTAGAATATGCGCGTTACGGAGAAGAGCATAAAGAGATTTACGAAACTGAATCTTCAGACCGCTCATTCGAAGAAGAAACAAAACTAGCTGGCTTTGCAGCCGCACCTCAGAAAAATGAGGGAGCAGCTATTGCGTATGACAACGCACAAGAAGCTTTTACAGCTAGATATAACCACGTAACAATTGCTTTAGGCTTCAGTTTGACTGAAGAAGCAGTTGAAGATAATCTATATGATAGTCTTTCAGCTCGTTATACTAAAGCTCTTGCTCGTTCGATGGCAAACACTAAGCAAGTTCGTGCAGCTAATGTTTTAAACAATGGCTTCAATGCAGCTTTCTTAGGTGGTGACGGAGTATCGTTATTCGCAGCTCATCCTACAGTACAAGGTGGTGTAAACAACAATCAGCCAGCAGTTGGTGTGGATTTATCTGAGGCAGCACTAGAAGCCGCAGTTATTCAAATCGCAGCTTGGACTGATGAACGTGGTCTATTAATCGCGGCTAAACCTCGCAGATTAGTAATTCCACCAGCACTACAATTTGTTGCAACTCGTTTATTAGATACTCAGCTTAGACCGGGTACTGCTGATAACGATATCAATGCAATGAGAACAAATGGTTCAATTCCAGATGGTTATTCAGTAAATCACTTTTTAACCGATGCGAACGCATTTTTCTTAACTACTGATGTACCTAATGGTATGAAGCATTTTGAAAGAACACCATTAACTACATCTATGGATGGCGATTTTGACACAGGTAATGTTCGATACAAAGCCCGTGAGCGTTATTCATTTGGCTGGTCTGACCCGCTAGGTATTTGGGGTTCACCAGGTTCTACTTAAATTGTAAGTAGTTCCACTCCCTGAAAAACCCCACTCCTCTCTGTGGGGTTTTTCTTTATCTACTATTAATACTTTTACGTAGTGCACTAATAAATTAAATAGATATAATTCTTATATCAGCAATGCTGAAATCTAATATAAAGGAGAATATCTTATGTGGACAACACCTCAAGCTACAGAAATGAGATTTGGTTTTGAAGTAACAATGTACGTAATGAATAAATAGTTGTTAAAATAGAGACATAAATTAACAACAAACTAAAGGGGCTTCGGTCCCTTTTTTGTTGTATAATGGCATGAAAACGTGTAACATAAATTATCTGGGTAAAACCAGCTTATCAGACTGCCCCAGCAGACGCATACACGACTGATAAGCTTTAACTTTGTATGGAGAAACAATTATGTCAAGAACTACTTTTTCAGGTCCCGTTGCCTCAACTAACGGATTTATTCCAACATCATTTGTAGCAATCGATGTTACCCCCGCCGCAGCTATTACCGTAGCTCAATTAACTACAGGAAAAATTACATCAACTTCTGCCGCAGCCGTTGCAATTACATTACCTACTGCCGCACTTTTAAGTACAGGAATAGCTGCTGTTGCAGGACAAGAATTTATTTTTATAGTAGATAACACAGCCGGAGCTAATACTGTAACACTTACTCTAGGTGCAGGTGGAGCAGTTTCTGGTTTAGGTGCACTTGTAGGTGCCACATTTGGATTACTTGCAATTACTGCAGCAGCAGACATAGCTAAATGTAGCTTAATATTTACCGGCGGCGATGGTATAACACCTGGTAGTGCTACAGGATATAGATATACACGTTTAGCTTAATTAGGAGATAGATATGGAACAAACAGATATTTGGTCGATTAACCCATCTATTTCCGCTACGTTTTTTAAAACTGCAGCAGTTGTTACAGGAGGAGTATTTCCTAGAGCATTAACATTAACTAACACTAACCCTGTTGTCGCTAAAGAAGGCGCAGGATATAGACTTGTGTTTACTTCTGTAGGCAATGATAGTGGTATTACATTTACTATTAATGGAACTGTCGTAGGTAATCTTGTGGATGGTCCTAGTAGCGTTAATTATCCTGAAGTAGTAACCGGAGGAAATGCCGGTGCTGTTAACTCAGTATACTATTATTCAAGGATAGATAGCATTGTAATTAGTGGCGCAGCAGCAGGTACCGTTGCCGTAGGTACAGTAGGAAGTTTAGCTTTACCTCGTTGTAGAGTTAAAGGCTTTTATATAGTAGGTGGCGCAGGAGCGGGAAGTTTAAAAATAGACCGTCACACACATACTACTAATCTTGGAACCGTAACTACAGTTCCTCCAGCATCTTCCGTACACACTTCAATTACTCCTGGAATAGCTAATAATATATTAGATGTCACTACACCAGCAGGAGCTACACTAACTCAATTTTTATCATTACCCGGACAAGGTATTCTGACAGGTCAACAACAAAATGACTTTAGTGTAGTAGTTGATACTGGACTAACAGATTACACCCTATTCTGTGGATAAAAATGGATGAAGAACCCAAACCAACCGGACAACAGGAACGCCTAGAAGAACTTAGGCGTTGGTTTGAGGCACTTGGAGATTGCGTATAATGGCAACAGCAAAAAAACGAGGGATGGGGATAAAGACTTCTGTAAAGTCAGGTAACTTTAGAAAGACTAAGACAGGAGCTGGGATGACAACGAAAGGTGTTAAAGCTTATCGGAAAGCAAACCCAGGTAGTAAGCTTAAAACAGCTGTAACAGGAAAAGTAAAAGCAGGTTCTAAAGATGCAAAGAGACGTAAGTCATTTTGTGCTAGAAGTGCAGGACAAGCTAAGAAGTTTCCTAAAGCTGCTAAAGACCCTAATTCTAGACTTAGACAAGCACGTAAACGATGGAAATGTTAAATATGGATGATTCAACGAAACACTTATTAGACTTCGCGTCTATATTCACAGCGGTAGGAACCTTATTAACATGGCTCCCTCACTTAGCTGCAATCTTCACTATTCTTTGGACCGGTATTAGAATCTATGAAACTAAGACTATTCAAAAAATGGTAGCAAACAGAAAAGCAAAGAAACACAAAGAGGCAGTTAACAATGCCCGCCGTAAGTAAGAAACAACAAAAGTTTATGCAGGCGGTGGCTAATAGCCCTAAGTTTGCTAATAAAGTAGGTGTCAATCAATCAGTAGGACAAGAATATACTAAGGAGAACAGCATGAAAACGAAGAAAATGAATATGGGCGGTAGAGCTATGAATGACCGAGACGGCTCTGTAGCAATGGACCCTAAGATGCAAATGGCAATGGCTGCACAACAAAAACGAGCTGCTATGGGTGGTATGAAAAATGGTGGTGCTACTATGAAAGCTAAAGGTAAAACTATGGCAGGAATTAAAAAAATGAAAGCTGGTGGTAATACATCTCGCATGAATAGAACAGAAGAGTTAGGTCGCGTTGATGCTGAGCGTGCTGATACTGCATCTGGTCGTCGTAATCTTAGCGCTGAAAAAAGCCGTATTAGAGGTGAGCTTGGTATGAAAATGGGCGGAGCCACAGCTGATAAAATGGGTCGTGCTTTAGCTAAAGATAACAAAGGTATGTCTAAAGCTAAATTAGATGATGCAGGTGGTCGCGCTATGATGAAAAAAGGCGGAGCT